GTTTCCCAGTCACGATCAGCGGTTGATGCTGATCGACGGCCATTTGCGGCAGGACGTGATGAACGGGCAGGATATCCCGTGTCTGATCACTGATCTGGACGAGGCGGGAGCTGACAAGCTGCTGGCGACGTTCGATCCGTTGTCGGCGATGGCGACTGCCGATACTTCGAAGCTGGACGAGTTGCTCAGGGAGATTCAGACTGGTGACGAGGCGTTGGCGAAGATGCTGGATGATCTGGCGACGGAGAACGGGATTGTGCCTGGCGACGGTCAAGAGACGGAGCTAAAGCAAATCAACACGATGCCTCCGCCAAAAATGTCGTGGGTATTGATCGGGATTCCGACGGTTCGATTCGGGGAGATCAACGAAGCGGTCGAACAGTTAGCGACGATCCCGGATATCCTGTTGGAGTCGACCAGCAATGACGGGTAAGAAAACCGACAACCACAATCCGAAAGCCAAGCTGGACCTGCGGCGATATTTTCTGCGGAAGTATCACGCGGACGAACAGCCGCGCGTTCTCGATTGCTGCCAAGGCGGCGGCCTGCTGTGGAGTCAGTTGCGGAAGGAGTTTCCGGTCGCAAGCTACTGGGGGCTGGACCTAAAACCGAAGAAGGGGCGATTGAAGCTCGATAGCGTTCGCGTGCTGGCTCAGCCGGGATGGAATCAGAACGTCATCGACGTTGATGCGTACGGCTCTCCGTGGAAGCACTGGCTGTCGCTGCTGCCGAATGTGACGCTTCCGGCGACAGTTTTTCTGACTATCGGGCAGTGGCAAATGGGGACGGCATCCGAGATATCTCACGGGCTTGGACTCGGAGAAATCAGAATTCCACCGGGAATCGCAGTGAAACTGCATGGAATTTCCGTAAGCTATTTATTGACAACAGGTTGCGCGTCAGATAGAATCATTTCAGAGGCCGTCGAGGCAGTCTCGGACGGTTCCGCCCGCTATCTCGGCGTGCGGCTGGAAAAGAGTGGGCCGGATGGTATCAACATCCGACCCACAGCACAGTCAAACCAGAAAGGGGTTCGACCATGCGACATGAGTCTATCACAGGGGGGCTTACCGTGAAATACGCCCCCACAAAACTTTCTGAGGTTGTCGGCCAGCCGTTGGCTGTTCGACATCTCGAATCGTTCGCAGAGTCGCCACATTCTGCCGCGTTCGTGTTTCATGGGCCGACAGGCGTTGGCAAGACTTGCACCGCAAAAGCCTTGGCATTGGAGCTTGGATGCACTGATGATCTCGGCGGGATTCGGGAGATCGCCAGCGGCAAGCAGGATGGGCGAGCCGTTGACGAACTCATGGGATCGCTTCGGACTCGCCCGATGTTCGGGTCTGGATGGAAGGTTGCGATCATCAATGAGGCCGACGGCATGACGCCTCAGGCCGAACAGATTTGGCTTGACAGGCTGGAGTCGCTGCCCCCGAAGACGGTCATCGTTTTCACAACGAATGAGCTGCGTCGACTTTCTCGCCGCCTGATCGGTCGATGTGAAGTCGTTGAATTCGATGGCGAGACGCCATCGTTTCTCGACGGCATGAGCAGCTTGGCAAGGCGAGTCTGGAAAACCGAGACGGGCAAGGCGATGGGGAAGATTCCCGCGAATCTTGGTCGGTACGAATTGGCGGACGGAACATACAGCATCCGTCTCGCCTTGCAGCAGTTGGCACCGATGATCCGAGTGCGGGAGGTGGCTGAGATCAAGGTTCCGTTCATCCGCGACGACGCTGCAATTCAGCAAGAGCGATGGAAGGCGGCGGCACAAAAGGCGGTTGCGACTCGTCGTTCCCGGAAGGCGGTGTCGCATGTCTGAATCCACGATCATCGCATGGACGGATCACACTTTCAATGCATGGATGGGTTGCGAGAAAGTCTCTGAGGGATGCCGCAACTGTTACGCGGCGACACTCACAAAGAATCGCATGGGGCTTGAGTTGTGGGGCAAGCAGGCCCCGCGACAAGTTACGAAGGCCCCGTGGAAGAGCGTCCTGCAATGGAACAAAGCGGCGAAGAGCGGCGAGCAGGGTTTACTTGGGCCGGGGATGCCACATCTCACGTTCACGGGATCACTGATGGATTGGGCGGAAGACAGGCCCGACCTTGCGGAGCCACGGGCGCGAATGTGGGCCACAATCAGGGAATGCAAGCATCTCTGGTTTCAGATGCTCACGAAGCGACCGCAGAACATCCTGAAGTTCCTGCCAGACGATTGGGGTGAAGGATACGAAAACGTCTGGATTGGAACGACGATCGAAGATAACCGCGTGGCCCATCGCGGGGATTACCTTCGAGAGGTTCCGGCAGTCGTTCGATTCGTGAGTTACGAACCGGCGATTGGCCCGCTGGATCAACTGGACCTCACGGGGATCGACTGGGTGATCTACGGCGGTGAAAGCGGTCCAGGTCATCGCCCGGAAGACAAGCAGTGGGCACGCGACATGCGAGCCAGATGTGTTGAGCGTGGCATTGCTTTTTTCCACAAGCAAAGTGCCGGTTACAGAACTGAACTTGGGATCGAGTTGGACGGTCAGATTGTAAGGGAGTTTCCAATCCCGCGACATGAATTCGCGGCGTAAATCCTGAAAGGGCCGGTGACATGGAGTCGCCGGAACCAAGAGGCTGAATCGGGAGTAGCTACCCGGTAGAGGCCATTTCCCTCGCTGCCCGAATGGGGTCGGTGACGAATCGTCATCGGCCCTTTTCTTTTCTGTGGCAGTGAGGTGAGTTATGGGAGCACGAGGACCGACGCCAACCCCAACGGGGATTCTGAAGCTGCGCGGCTCGTGGCGTGCTGGCGAGCGGGAGAACGAACCGACTGCGCCCGAGGGCAGGCCGGACAAACCGCCGTCGTTCAGCGGCAAGACGGGCGAACATCGGCGGCTGTGGTCAAAGCTGGTGCGACTGCTTGAATCGATGCCCGGCGTGCTCAGTAAAGTCGACGGCGGGCAGTTGGAACGCTACTGCCGGTTCTTCGTCCGCTGGCGTCAGGTTGAAGCAACGATCGAAGACATGACCAGCAAGGCCGGGATTCTGACGCTGATCAAGAGTGCAGACTTCTCGAAAGAGTTCAAGACGCTCAGCCAGATGTCGCTAAAGTTGGACGTCGCACTCAAGCAAATCGAGCGTGAATTCGGTCTGACTCCTTCGGCGCGTGCTCGGCTGGGGTGTCTGCGGAACGGGGCATTGGATGCCGTTCAGAAAGACGACGTTGAGGCGACCTACTTCGGAAGCGAGGTGGGATAACCGTGCCGATCGACTGGGAAAAAGTCTTGCGTCTGATCCCGGGGTATGACCCGTTCCTCAAGTCTGAGGGATGCTGGTTCGATCCGGCTGCGGCTCAGCGTGCGTGCGACTTCTTCCCGCTGTTCCTGCGGCACGTTGAAGGAAAGATGGCTGGCAAGCCGTTTGTCTTGATGCCGTGGCAGCAGGCGGTGGTCGGGAACCTGTTCGGCTGGATGAAGACTCACGAGGACGGGTTGCCCTGCCGTCGATACCGTGAGGCGTTGATCTACGTTCCGCGCAAGAACGGCAAGACTCCGCTGTCCGCTGGTATCGCGCTCTATGTCCTGTTTGCGGATAAGGAGAAAGGCCAGCAGAACTACATCGCGGCGGGAGACCGTGAGCAGGCGGGGATGCTGTTCCGCCAGGCGAAAGGGATGGTTGAACAGGAAGGCAGGCTGGCGAAACGGTGCCGGATTCTCGGCGGGACCTCGAACCAATGGGCAAGTAAATCAATCGTCCGCGAGGAAGAGGGATCATTCCTTCGCGTCATCAGTTCGGACGCGCATACCAAGCACGGCGGAACAACTCACCTGGCGATTATTGACGAGCTGCACGTCCAGCCGAACCGCGACTTGTACGACGTGATGCGGACCTCGACGGCATCGGCCAACCGTCGGCAACCGTTGCTCTTGTGGATCACCACGGCGGATTTCGCCCGTCCCTCGATCTGCAATGAAGTTCACGATTACGCGGCCAAGGTGCGGGACGGGATCATCGAAAACACGGCATTCCTGCCGGTGATTTATGAGCTGACGCTGGAAGATGACTGGACGGACCCGAAGGAGTGGGAGCGATCGAACCCGAATATCGATGTCAGCGTGTCGCGTGAGTACCTGAAGAATGAATGCAAGAAAGCACAGGAACAACCGGCCTATGAGAACACGTTCAAGCGGTTGCACCTGAATATCAAGACCGAGCAGGATACGCGGGCGATTCCGATGGACCTTTGGGACGCATGCGGCGGCGTGATCGACGAGGAGCAGTTGCGAGGCCGGATGTGTTATGCGGGACTCGACCTGTCGAGCACAACGGACATCACGGCGTTCGTGATGCTGTTCCCCCCCGAGGATGAGGCTGGCAAGTGGGACGTCGTTTGCCGGTTCTGGATTCCCGGAGATAACGCACATCGGCGGGCGAATAAGGACCGGGTTGAATACCCCGCATGGATCAATCAGGGGGTTATCACGGCGCATGAGGGGAACCGGTTGCACTACGGACATATTCGCCGGGAGATCAATGAACTTCGCGACAAGTTTGATATCCAGAAGGTTGCCATCGATCCGTGGAACGGAACGCAGTTGATGCTGGAACTTCAGGATGACGGGATTGAGATCGTCCAGTTTCGGCAGGGCTATGCGTCGATGACCGGCCCGACGAAGGAACTGCTGGCAATGGTGAGTTCGAAGCAGTTGAACCACGGAAATCACCCGGTCTTGCGGTGGATGGCGAGCAACGCCACGACGCTGGAAGACCCGGCAGGGAACATCAAGTTCGACAAGGGCAAGTCGACCGAAAAGATCGACGGCATCGTGGCCCTGACGATGGCGAACGGTTTGGCGATTGCCAGCACGATTGATGACACACTCAATATGTTCGACATTCCCGGGAGCGTTTCTCTGTGACCGACGAAGAAAAGCAGCAGGCCGAAAGACTACAGCGTGAGCGGGTCCAGACGGGCATCGCTCTGGGATGTGTCTTGTTAATTGGCGTGGGGTGCTGGTGGCTGAATCCGGCGTTTGGGTTGATCGTGCCAGCGGCGTTGATGCTGGCGGGGATTGTTTACGGAAGGACGCATTCATGATCAACCTGTTTCTGCCGTCTCGCAAGGCATCGACCAGCGACCGTTCGCCTACCAGCGATTTCTGGTACAGCGACGTCTCGCGACGAACAACGAGCGGAATCTACGTCACAGAGAAAGAGGCTCTGTCTTATTCCGCTGTGTGGGCCTGCACTCGGATTCTGAGTGCGACCGGTGGGCGTCTGCCGCTGAACCTTTATCGGCGTGGCAAGAATCGCGGCAAAGCGGTTGTGAAGACAGATCCGAGGGACCGGCTGGTATTCCGTCGTCCCAATCCGTTCATGACTCCTTCGCTGTTCAAGTCGCAGGGGATCATCCAGCAGATCAACGGCGGGAATGCCTACTACGAAATTCAGGTGGAGAATTACAGCAAAAAGCCGATTGCGTTTCATCCGATCCACAAATCGCGGGTCAAGCCGGTCATCGAGGATGCGACCGACGAGCTTTATTACGAGGTGAAAAACAACGGGGATCGTGACTGGGAAAC